CGATGCTGGTGGACTTCAGGTCCTCGGACTCGATGACCGCAGCCCGGGGGTGGATCAGCAGCCGGTCGATGACCTGGAACCGCCTGTCCCAGATCGACGCCTCTAGGCCGAACACGACCGGCTCGATGACCGCCCCCGCGTTGATGTAGATTTCGGCGCGGGTCAGGACCCCGGCGGTGGGAAGGTGGTGCAGGACCATCTTCTCTCCGTCCTCCAGGATCGTGGTGTGCCCCGCGTTGGCGGAGGCGTTGGTGGTCACGACGTCCGGCTCGTACTTGGCGGTCCGGGCCAGGTAGGCGGCCAGGAGCCCCTTGCCGGTGGAGCCAAACTGGCCGTCGATCAGGACGGCGGCCTTGCCAGGGGGGAAGAAGTCGTAGGTCATGCCGTATTTATCCCCATCTTCTCGGTGATCGCTTTCTCGATGTCGATGTTCAGGCGCCCGCAGATCCCCAGCAGCCGGATCATGGCGTCGGCCAGCTCCTCGGGCAGGTGGTCCCACCGCTCGTGCCTAACGTCCTCCGCCGCCTCCGAGATTTCGGTAACCACCATCATGAGGCTGGCCAGCATATAGTCGTCCCGCTTCATGATCGGGCCTTGCTGCTCGCGCCGCCACCGGGCGATGTCGTGGGCCCAATTATTCAGCATCGTCGAACACTACCCGGCGGGCCAGCTCGGCGTAGCCCTGGATGTCCCGGTAATGGTCCTCGTTCTTGTCGCCGGTCGCGATGCGGGACAGCTTGGTCAGGATCTGCCGAATACAATGCTCATGGGCGGGCGGATAGGGGGCTCGGTTGTGGTTGGCTTGGTCCGCCCAGTGTTGGTAGATGGCCTCCAGCTCCCCCGCGCAGCGCAGGTTGTTCATGCCCCCGTACTCGTTCCTCTCTTCCAACAAGGTGCGGATAATCCGTCCCGCGTCCCGGATGCCCGGGGGCGCTTCGTCAATCCCCTGGCGGCCCAGGGCCCTACGTTCCTTGGCGTCCATTCTTGGCTCTCCTCTCCAGGTGGTCCATCAGGGCGGCGACGTCCCAGGGGCGTCCGATGTCGCGGGTCATGGCGCGGTCCTCGGATCGGGCCCTCTCCGCCCCCGGGTCGGTGCCCGCGTAGGCCCACCAGAGGCGGGGCGTGACCCGGATCCCGACGACCCAGGCGGCCAGCCCGCCATGTTTCTGGTAGGCCCGCATCCAGAAGCGCTGCAGCTCGGTCAGGGATACCGGCGGGTTCTCCTTATGTTTGGGTATGAACTTCAGCTCCAGGAACCAAGTCCGGCCCCGGTCACAGGTCAGGAGGTCCGGCATCCCGGAGGCGAAGCGCTGGGTCATGGTGCGCACGAACACCCCGCTGCCCGCGAAGGCCCGGGTGATCTCCGACCGGAAGCCCGCCTCGGTGACGCTCATAGCCGGTTCAGGAGGAAGCGGACGACGACCCCGCCGATCGCCGACAGCACGCCGCACACGTATCCCAGCCAGAAATCAGGCATCATCGGGCATGACACGGGCAGGAGCAGTAGTGGCACAGATGGTGATCGCCTTCCCAACAGTAGTAGGTCATTCCTTCCCCTCCGGGAACGACGCCTCGGACCAGTTGCGCCCGGTGTGGGCGTCCACCGCCATCGGGACCTGGAACTCGATGGGCTGGCCCTTCGTAAAGTTGCTCATGATGCTGACGCACTCCAGGAACCGACGATGCTCGCCAGGGGCGATGCTGAAGGTCAGCTCGTCGTGGATGGACAGCGTGACCGCCGACTCGGAGCCCGCCAGATGCTCGGCGCACTCCACGTTCTTCAGCTTGATGATGTCGGCATTGGTCCCTTGGATGACCCGCGATCCGGCTTTGTGGCAGATCCGAACGTCCGGGAACCGGGCCCGGCGGTGCAGCTTGGTGCGGACCCAGCCCCGGGCCCGGGCCGCCGACTCCGCCGCCCGCAGGAAGGTCCGCCCCTCCGGGATCGCCAGATCGTGCAGCCGCCGCCACTCGGCCGCCTGTTCTACGGTGGTCTTGGTGGACCGGGCCAGCTTGCCCTTGCCCATCCCGTATAGCAGCCCCAGGTTGATCCGCTTGGCTTGGTAGCGCGGGACGGAGATCATCTCCGACACAAACATGTGGATGTCGCGGGGCGGCACCTGGCGGTAGCCCTCGATCAGGGCGGCGGACTGGGTGTAGTCGGCGAAGATGCGGAACTCCGCTTGGTTGTAGTCGGCGGATCCCCACTCGTGCCCCTCTTCCGGCAGGAAGATCGACCGGTAGAGGCGGGCCAGATCGACGTTGCGCTTGGGGACCTGCTGCAGGTTCGGAAAGGAGCAGGACAGGCGGCCCGAGATCGTCCCGTAGTCGTCCTGCCGCAGCTGGTTGAAGTCCGGATGGACCCGCCCGTTGATGATGTGCAGGTTCTCCAGGGGCCCGATGAAGGAGGCCAGCAGGTTCTCGATGCGCCGGATGGCGATGATGCGCTTCCCGGCCTCCGACTCCTCCAGCCAGGCTTCCGTGAAGCTGGGCGCCCCCTTCTCGGTCCGGGGCCAGCCGTCCACCCCGTCCGACTCCAGATACGCCTGGACCTGCTTGGAGGACCGGGCGTTGAAGTCCTTCGGCATCGACCGCCGCGCCTCTTCCAGCATGCGCTGCATGGCCAGCTTCACGCGGGCCAGCTGGTCCTGGTCGATCCGGACCCCGCGCCGCTCCATGTGGTACAGCACGCGGATCAGGCGGCACTCGACCCCCCACACCGTCCTCAGGTTGTCAGCATCCAGGTCAGCTTGCTGCTTCTGCCAAACATGCCAGGTCGCCGTGCCGTCGCCGCACGCGTATTCATGGACCCGGGGGTCCTCGGCGTCCAGCTGGTGCAGCATCCCGATGGTCTTGCGGGCATCCTTCTCGGTGTCGGCTTTGAGGCCGAATTTGCTGCTGAGGTACTGGTAGATGTCGGTTTTCTTGGCGGGGGCCTCGTACGTCTCGGCCACCGTGTCCAAGCCGTAGGACCGGCGGTGTTCGTCAATCAGGGCCATGTTGACCAGAGTGCACTCCAGGGGCCCAGCAACCTGGATCCCGTCCCGGTCCGCCATGTGCAGGTCGAACTTCAGGGCGTGGTTGACAATCTTGAGGTCGGGCCGCGCGACCAGATCGCGGACCCAGGCCCGGACCTTGTCCGGCTCCTGCCGCCCGGTGGCGTGGGCGGTGGGCCAGTAGCCGACCTCGTCGGGGGCGGGCCCCCAGGCCACGACGTAGCCCACGGGGCGGTCCCGGCGCCAGTCGACCCCGGTGGTCTCGGTATCCAAGACGACGGCCCGGGCGGCGGAGAGGTTCGGGAAAGGTTTCACGGTTGGATCCACCAGAGGAAGGCGATGACGACGAAGAGGATTGCGAACGCGATGGTGGCCGCGATCAGCTCGGTCTGGGTCGGGCCCCAGCGGGGTCGCTTCACGGCGCCTTGTCCTGGATGCGCACCAAGCACTCCCGCATCCGGGAGGACAGGATCATCTGGGAGCCCTCAAGCTCGTAGCGCTGCCGCAGGTCCGTCACAAAATTCCTCTCCCAGGTGATCAGCAGCCCCCAGTACTCGGACGCGTGGTCCAGCAGGTCCGACAACCACTCCTCCTCCGCGATCGTCAGCGGCATGAAGTGGCCTGACGGGCATCCCGATAGGCCCCGCAGTCGAATCGAACGACGGCGGCACTCCCAGCCAGGGAAACCCTCGCGCTCGGTCGCGCAGCCCGCCAGGCCACGGTCATAGCCTAGAACTTGTTCTGCGCCGCTGCCGCCGCGTCGTCGCGGCCCATGTCGGGCGTGTCGTCGTCCTGGGCCTTCTCCACGTCGCGGATCTGGAGGCCCAGGTTGTGGAACCGCTCGTACAGGGACCGGCAGATCTCGTAAGTCTTCTGGTCCCGGACCAGCCCCGCCATGTTCCAGGTCGGGGACATGTAGTCTTGCCCCTGGGCGTTCTTGGCTTCCTCCGCGCCCAGGTCCAGCATGAGGCCGTACAGCGGCATGGTCGACGTCGCCAGCCGCAGCTTGGCCAGGAACTTACGGGCGACCTTGATGCTGGCCCGCTGCATCGTGACCACGGCGGGCGACAGCTGCGGGGCGTCCAGGATGACCACCGCGATGTTGTACATGCGGGTCGCCGCCGGGGGCGAGGAAGGGTCCTTGGGGTCGGTCGAGCCCCATTCCGCCAGCCCGCTCTTGGACACGGTGTGGGCGGTCCGCCAGGACACGTCCTGGCCGCTGTCCAGCTTGACCTTGAACTCGACGTTGGCGGGAGTCCAGTGGATCCCGTCCATCGCCCGGGCCAAAATCCCTCCCCCGCTCTTGCGGGGCCGCCATAGAATGAAGGACTGGTCGATGTACACCGGAATCACGGTCAGCTTGCGCCCCAACCCCTGGTCCGCCACCGTGTGGTACCACATGCCAGCCCGCAGGTCGTCGTGCATCTTCAGCTCCGGCGACAGCGCCTGGAGCAGCTTGATGCGGGGGACCTCGACGTCGGCGGCGGAGATCTGCTCCAGCCCGCGCCCCGCCTCGCCCCGCATCCACTCGGGCAGGTCTTTGGTCTGCAGGGACAGCGGGTCGAACGCCCCCTGCTTGGCGATGTCGCCGTTCCCGTTCTTCTTCTTGCCGTTTGCCATGTTCCTCTCTCCTCTACTTTGCCTTGGTGACGGACATCGTGGTGCCGTGGTGGACGTTGAACAGACTGTCGGGTAGCTCTTTGCCCTCGTCCTGGACCATGGACCGGGCCAGGCTCGCCAGGCTCCCTGCGTTGACGGTCTCGATGACCAGGCTGCCGTAGTCGTTGTCCCGCAGCCATTGGAAGGCAGGTTCCTTCTGACCGGGCGTGATCGATGCCCGGACCAGGGGCATCGCGGTGACCCGGTAGCCGGTGACGGTGAGCGAGGTCACCCCGGCGGCCTCGAACGCCTCGGGCAGCTTGGTGTACTGGAGGGTGTCGCTGAGGCGGCCCAGGGCCTTGACCGCCGCCCCGATCTCGTCCTCCGCCAGGCGGATCCGGACGTAGGCCGCCGCCATCGCCGACGGGTTGTCGGCGCTCTCCTGCACCGCCTGGTCAAACTCCTGGACCAGGCCGACGATCTGTCCCGCGATCTTCTCGGGATCCATTCCAGGCTCCTCTCTGGGCGCTGTGTTCTTGGTCAGCGCCGGTTAGCGGTTGAAGTTGTCCAGCTGGACCAGGATGTCGTAGTACCGGCCCTCCTCTCTGTCAAACTTCAGGACCCTGACCTTCTCGTGCTGGGCCAAGACCGTCCCGGCCAGGAAGATCGCGACCGGGTCCCCCGTCAGCAGCAGCGCGTCGTGGGACGGGTCGAAATCCGCCAGCTTCTTGGTGATGATGCCGCGCATCGCCTGGACCCGCAGGGGCCAGTCATCGGGGAACACGTCCCGCTGGATCACCGGCACCAAGGTGCCCCAGCGCTGGGCGTCGTTATAGTCCAGGTTCTGGTTCCGTTGAACCACGAACACGCGTCCTGTCGTCGCAGTTTCTGTCATGGCCTCACGTTGTGTGCGCTCTCGGGGTAGCCCGCCCGCACCATTGAAACCACGTGGTCGTCCCCCTCGCGCTCCGCGTCCCGCAGCCGCTCGTAGGGCATCGACTCCCAGCCGCAGATACATCGAGACCGTCGAGACATACAACCTGTGGCTTCGTGTAGGGTGCACGGGTTCCGCTCGCAGCGCCAGCGGTGGTCGTGTTCTTGGCAGTAGTGCTCGTGCACTCGTTTCTTCACAGCGTCTCTCTCCTCTCTGACGTACCAGTGTACCACACCCGGGGGTCATCCGTCAAGATCCAATCCCTGACAATCGGGACAATAGCGTGGTGAGATCCCTGGGTGCTGATTTCTTGCGTCCGTTGAACCGCACTCGCCGGGGCCAGGCCGGATGCACGACCAGGACCTCGCCGGTATGGTCGATCCACCGCACGGTGCACCCCTTGGCCCGGGCCTCGATCAGCGCCTCCCTCAGGTTCATACCCGCGTGGCTCATTCCTCTCCTTCCCTCTCGATGCGGGCCTCCAGCTTGGCGATGTACAGCAGGACCCGGTGCGCGTCGACCACGGTCCAGCTTCCTGGATACAGCAACCCGTTCTTGACGTCCAGGTCCAGCAATCGCCGCAGCCTGGCAAGCTCCGCCCGGTCCATCAGTGGCAAGCGGTCTCGCACCATATGGTCCCGTTACCCAAATCCCGGCAGGTCGTCTCGCAGATGCGGGCGACGGCGGCTCCGGCCAGGAGCAGCACCACGGCGGCGGCGAAGATCAGCTTATTCATCAGTTGTTCCTCTCTGGGTGTTGGAGTTTTAATTCGGCCTCGACCATGGTCACCATGGCGTCCATCGACACCACAACCAATTCCAAGATCGCGATGTAGGCGGATATGGAATCCACCGGGACCTCGCAGACCACGTCGATCAGGGCGTGCAGGACCCGGTCCGCGTCCTTCAGGACGCTGGCGGGGGCCGCCTCCTTGATGACGCCCCGCGACACCGCGATGTACTTCTTCAGCTGCCTGACCAGGGACTCCTCGACCGAGAGGCCCCTAGTCGGGGTCAATGGTCTCTCCCATCTCAATCAGCTCGCGCCTCCCGTCCAGCCCGTACCGCGACCAGCCGCAGTAGCACCGGTCCAGCCCCTTGTGGTCGTTGCATTCATAGCAGGTCCGGGCCCCGCAGTACCGGTTGAAGGTGTACTCATGTTTACAGTCCATGACGCCCTCTCTCTGGCAGGGGCGGCAGGAGGAGCCCACCGCCCCGCCGTGTCAGATTAGCCTCGTAGCAGCTTGCGGCGGCCCCAGCCCGCAGCCGCCAGTCCCGTTCCCAGGAGCAGGAGGGTGGCGGGCTCGGGCACCGCGTTGATCAGGTCGGCCTGATTAGGAACAGCCGAGAACGCCCCGTCCTCTCCCGGTGTGAAGGTTCCTAGCGCGATCTCGGTGTTGGCAAAGGTCCAGCCGTCCGGCTGAAACCCGTAGTAGCCCGCCAGGGTCTCGTTCTTGGTGTCGGCGCCGATCGCCAAAAACAGCGCGCTCGCGCCGGACGACACGAGGCCTGGTGTATTGGGAGTCCCTGTGAACGAACCGGACAGCAGGACCGCGTCATCGAGTCCCAGCGCCGGGACGTCGCCGGTCAGGACGAAGGATCCGCCTCCCGCCCACGTGTACTGCGGCGGCCCCTCCTGGATGTTGGCTCCGGTGGTGAAGTTGAGGAAGCAGTCCACGCAGTCCAGGACCACGTTGGCATTCAGCGGAGAGTCGATGCCCACGATGTCCACGAATTGGATGTTGGTCCCCACGGCGGGGCCCCCCGCTCCGCCGTAGACGATCGTGCCACCCGCGCCCCCCGGCACCGTGTCGAACACGATGGTGGGCAGCGCCATGGCCGCGCCAGGCAGCAGCAGGATCAGGAGTGTGATCAGCTTCTTCATGTCGTATTCCCTCAGTTGCTCGTGCACCGCACTCGGACGACGGCCCCGATGCATCCTCCTTTCAGTCCGCCCAGATCAGCAGGGCGAACGAGATCATGGCCACCACGAACCCCAGGGTCAGCGC